ATTTTGCTTCCGCCGCGCGGAAGTTTTAAAATTTCCCGCGGTCAACCTATAGTCAAAGCCTGAAATTTTATGTTAATGTAATAAACATGAACACGCCGAAACTTTTGACGAAGGCCGAATTTGCCCGAAAATGCGGGGTTTCTAAAGAGGCGGTCGGGAAGGCCGCCCGGGGTCTACTTTTGGCGGCCGTAACCGCCGGAAAGATAGACACGGCCCATCCCGTTGCCGTTGCATACCTTGAAAAACATTCCAAACCGAAGCCGGGCCCCGGACGGGGAAGGCCCCGAAAAGACGCGCCGGGGGACCCGGACAAGGGGGCGGGCCCGGCCGGGGAACTTTACGAGCGGGCCGTTCAAGTTGTGATTGAAACCCAGGAGCCGCGGCCGGAAATATTGAGCCAGGCCCTGGCGGTTCCCTTGGAAAAGGCCCGGCAATTGATACAGTCAATGGAGCGGGCAGGGATAGTTTCGGGGCCCCGGGGCGCATACGGGCGGCTGGTTTTAGTTGGGCGGCCGGAATCCGCCGAGGGAAAAATGTCCCCGTTCAATAAAAACCGGGACATTGAAGCCCATTTGGATTTGACGCTTCGGCAAATTCTAGCGGAATTCGGGACGGCCGAAAGTTTTTCCCGCTGGCTGTCCGCGCGCAAGACTTTGGAAGAGATTCGGGAAAAACAGACAAAAAACGCTGAAAATGAACGGCGCTTAATTCCGCGGGATATGGTCCGGAATCACATTTTCGGTTCAATTGAAGACAGCAACCTTCGGCTGCTGACAGACGCGCCGCGGACAATTGCGCGGCGGGTTTACGGTTTGGCAAAATCCAAGACGCCGGTCGAAGAAGCCGAGGCCCTGGTGCGGGATTTAATATCCGCGCAATTGAAGACGGTCAAGGCCACGGCTGTCCGGCTCCTGGGCGATGCCTAAGACGGCGGCGCGTCCGGCGCGGCGGCGGAAGAAGAAGGCGGCCCCGGTTCCGAAACCCCAGGCGTCTTCGCATTTTGACGCGGAATTTTTGGCAAGCTGTGAACGCTGGCTGGCGGAACGTTTCGGAAGTTTAACGGACGAACTGATTTTATTATTGCCTTCCGAATGGGCGGAAGTGAAACGTTACCTTCCGCCGCAAGTCACCCCGCTGCCCGGTTATTATTCGTTTGGGGTTGCGCCGTACCTTCGGGAAATTCTTGATTGTTTCTCCCCCCATTCCCCGATTCGTCAAATTGATTTAATGAAGGGCGTTCAAGTTTTGGCGACCGTGGGTATCTTCGAAAATGTTATAGGATATTATATTGACCATATCAAAAACGCGCCGGTTATGTTATTGACCGCGGACGACGGCCTGGCGAAGTTGCGAATGGAATCCTATATTACGCCCATGTTGCAATATTCGGGCCTTTCCCATTTGATTAAATCCGCGGACATGATAAACACGCGCAAGACGGGAAAGACGGACCGCAAAGTGGAATGGGAAGGCGGCGGGTTCTTGATTCCGTTCGGGGCGCAGAACGCGGACAAGTTGCGTTCAACGTCAATTCAAATTTTGCTTCAAGACGAAACGGACGCATTCCCGGACCGGGTCGGGAAAGACGGGGACCCGGCGAAACTTGCCGAAGACAGAACCGCGGCCTATGAAGCGACCCGCAAAATCGGGCGGTTGTCAACGCCGCTTATCACGCAGACCAGCCGCATTAACCGGGAGTATTTGAAGGGGGACCAGCGGAAATTTTTCGTCCCCTGTCGGCATTGTAAGAAAAAGCAAGTCTTAAAATTCGAAGGCAAGAACGACGACGGGACGGCATACGGCCTGGCGTATGATTTGGACGAAGCCGGGAATCTGGTTGAAAGTTCGGTTCGTTACATTTGCAAATTTTGCGGGGGCGAATGGGTAAACGATGACAAGGCCTGGTTTTTGCCGCGGGGCGAATGGCGCGCAACGGCAACGGCGCAAAGTCCGGACCGGCGTTCGTATCATATAAGCGCGCTTTATTCCCCGGTCGGAATGCAGACCTGGACGGCAATCATTCACAAGTGGCTAGACGCGTGGGACGTGCAAGCCGGGCGCGCGAAATCCCTTGACGCCCTGCAGCAGTTTTACAATAACGTCTTAGGTCTGCCGTTTGAAATGCGCGGGGAATCTTTGACGCTTGAACGGGTTCAAATGCACCGGCGGCACATTTACAGCGCGGGGGAAATCCCGAACAATAGGGCGGCGGAAGAAACGGGCGGCCGGGTCCAGGTCTTGACCGGGGCCGTTGACGTTCACCGCCACCATCTTGACGTTTTAATAAATGGGTACGTCCCGGGCGGCGGGTTTTATTCCGTACTTTGGAAACAACTTGAAGGGGACTGTGAAGACCTGGCCGCGGAGCCCTGGCAGCGGCTCCGGGAAATCATAGAAGACAAGACATTTCAAGCGGACGACGGGCGGCTGTACCGGCCCGCCCTAACTTTGATTGATTCGCAATATAACGCCGATCTAGTTTACCGGTTTTGTTCGGACTATGAAGACGGCGTTTTTCCAATTGCTGGCCGGGACCTTCCCATAAAATCCGCCGCCCTTAAAGAGTTTTCGGAATTCACTTCGAAATTAGGAACCCGGGCGTTTAATATTACGGTTTCACTTTACAAAGACCGGCTGGCCGCGGCGCTTCGCCGGGACTGGGACGGGGTCCGGCACCAGCCCGCGGGCCATCCGAATTTCCCCCAGGATTATCCGGACGCATTCTTTAAACAATTAACCGCGGAAACGAAACGGGAAAAGGTTGACAGCCGGACGGGGAAGCGCCAGGGGTTCGTGTGGTATAGGCCAAGCGGCGCGGACAATGAAGCCTGGGACCTTTGCGTTTATTGCGCCGCGGCGCTAGATATGATCGCGGTTGAAACTTGTTTACATCATTTAAACTTAGACTATGTTGACTGGCCGCAATTTTGGGAATTATGCGAAAAAGAAAAATTATTTTTTGACGGTTGACGGACCCAGGGCTGGGTGGTAAACTTATGGCATGGACGATGCCTTTATTCAGGCCCGAATTGACCGTTTGAAGCTGGCTATCCCGGCTTATGAAGACGCAATCGACGCCCTTTTAAATAAGGGGCATACTCAATACACGCTAAACACCGGTCAAGACGTGCAAACCGTAACGCGGCTGGACCTGGTCCGTCTTGAAGCGGCCCTGGATGCTATGCTGAATCGGCTGGCAACGCTTGAAACCCGTTTAAACGGTTCGGGCGTGAAATATCTTCGGGGGGTCCCGTGAGTTTTATTCAAGCCATCGCGGACAAGTTAGGCGCGTATTTTTCGGACCCGGCCCCGGCCGGTCCACCGTCTTTGGCCTATTCAGATTTGCCGGACGCCCGCTTTATTTCCGACCCGGTAGTTTGGAAAGATTTCAACGGGGACAAGTTCCCCGGCGGGTTCGGGGAAACGCGGATTTTTGAACTTGATTATTTCACGTTACGCGCGCGGTCTGCGCAACTTGACCGCGAGAATCTTTACGCCCACGGCCTAATTTCCCGCCTTCTTACAAACGAGATAAACACCGGCCTTTTATTGGAAGCGACCCCGAACGGGGAACTTTTGGGAATTATGCCGGAAGAAACCGAAGACGGGGAAATGGTTGACCCGCTTGAGGCCTGGGCCGAAGACGTTGAAAACCGTTTTCAGATTTGGGCAGACGCCCCGACCCTTTGTGATTATCACAGCGAAAAAACATTTGCCGCCCTGCAGCGGTCCGCGCGCCGGGAAGCCCTGGTCGCGGGGGACGTTTTAATAAATATCATCTTCAATAATGCGGCGAAGGTCCCCCAGGTTCAAATCATTTCCGGCGGCCGCGTCAAGACCCCGTGGGACCCGGACATTGTCAAGGGCCGAAACATTAAACACGGGGTCGAAATAGACGGGCAGGGCCGCCACGTTGCTTATTGGATTGAAGACGGGCAAACGTTCAAACGCATTCCGGCGTGGGGTCCGAAGTCCGGCCGCCGAATTGCCTGGCTTCTTTACGGGACGCCGCGGCGTTTGGACGATGTCCGGGGAATGCCGATCCTGGCTTTGATTCTGCAAAGTCTGAAAGAACTAGACAGATATCGGGACGCGGCGCAACGGAAGGCGCTTATAAATTCGCTTCTTGCGGTCTTTGTGAAGAAGACGCAAGACAAGCCGGGGACGAAACCATTCACGAAAGGCGCAACCCGGAAAGACGCGGCCGCGGTAGAAGGCGGCGACCGGGTTTTTGAAATTCAAAATTTAATCCCAGGCCTGGCGTTTGAAGAATTGCAGACCGGCGAGGAGCCTGTCCCGTTTTCGCGCGCGGCGCTGTGAATGAATTCAAATTATATTTGAACCGGGTCCGCGCTGATTTTGCGGACAGTTTCACCGAGCCGATTTACCGGGAATGGCTTTTAAGTCAAGTTCTAGCGGGAAAGATTGACGCCCCGGGTTTATTGGAAGCCTGGCGGGACCCGGCCGCCTTTGACATTTTCGGCGCTTGGATTGCATCGGACTGGACCGGCGCAATCAAGCCGTCGATTGACCTTGAAAAAGAAGTCAAGGCATATACGGCGATGGTTGCCGAGGGCTTTATGACACGGGACCGCGCCACGAAAGAATTGACCGGAACGAAATTCTCGAAAAACGTCAAGCGGCTTAAAACCGAAAACAAACTTTTAAAAGAGGCCAGCGGGGCGCTTTCGGCTGCACCGTTCCCCGCCCCGGACGGCGGGGACGGCGGCGGCGAACCGGACGAATACGAAAGCCCAGCCGAAGCCGGGGCCCGCGCGGGCGAAGCCGCGGCGCTTGAACTTTTAGAAAGGGCGGACCTTGCATAAATGGCGACAACCCTTGTGGATATAACCGGGACCTGGGCAGAAATAGCAACGGGCCCGGCTTTGTTTATAATTAAGCGGTACGGACGCGGGACGCTTTACGTTGCAAACGAAGAAGCCGAAGCGGGCGCGCGGGCCTTCTCCGGTTCGGACGAAATCGGGCGGCAGCTTTCGCAAGGGGACGCCGTTTCAACGTATGCGCGCGCAACGGAAACCGGCTGGCAGCTTGCGGTTACGCCGGAAGGCGGGGGCCGGATTCCGGACGTTGTCGTGGACATTCCCGTGGAAAGGCAAGACTAAATGACAACCGTTTATGATTTGACAGATTCATGGGTTGAGGTTGCAACCGACCGCGCGCTATTTATTATTAAGCGAACCGGGGATGGCGACCTTCTTATCGGAAACGCGCAAGATGAGGCGACCGCGCGGCGGCTTACCGGGCCGGACGAAATCGGGCGGCAAATGGCGCAGCTTGATTCTGTGTCAACGTATGCGCGCGCAACCGGGACCGGCTGGAAACTTGCCGCGTCCCTTGTTGGTGAAGGCCGTCTTCCGGACGGGATGGACGAAGCGACCGCGCTGGCCGGGAAAATTATTGA